TACAAATAGTTGACAAGGTATCTAAAACAGTGTACAATTACCTTTGTGGAGGTTGATAAGATTAGCTTTAGCTATTTTTATAAAGCTTTTCTAAAATCTCTTTAGCATCATTAACATTAGCAAGATATCCCATTCTACGATTGATTTTGGAGTGTTTACCTTCTTTTGTAGACTGACGAATATAGTTTTGATACATCATTATCATTTCTATATCAGATGATTCTGTCATAGTTAATACGTCTTCAAGATTCAGAATGAACATATCTTCTTTTGTGGTTTTTAACCAGGGCTCTACTTTGTATCCTATTGTTCCATTTCTACTTTTTATTTCAGAAACTATTATTGGATTTGAAACTATCAACATAGTTCTATCATCCTCTTCTGAAGCAGCCACTTTACAAAAGATTTCTTCGCCTGTTTTAAGTTTTACTGTTGCATAAAAATCGTCTTCAATCATTAGTCTTTAAGTTGTATTGTGATTATCTCATAATTAAAATTTTCTTCATTGTAAGTTTTAATTCTTTCGATTAAATGATTTAAAGTATAGTTCTTTCTTGATTTAAATGTACAATCATCAGAAATGTCGTAGAGGACTGCTTTAGTTTTATTTTTTCCTTTTCTAAGTACTCTTCCAATTGATTGTAAATTTCGTATTCTTGATTTACTGGGTGAAGCAAAGATAACGTTATGGAGGTTTTTAATATTAATACCTGTAGAAAAAGTTCCATAAGAAGCAACAATTATTGCATTGTTCTCTCTTTCAGTAATTTCCCTTACCTGTTCTCTTTCTTCTGTATCTACGCCACCATGAATAAAGAATACTTTACGTTCATCTCGCTTACTATTATTTATCTTCTCATAAAGTATTGCTCCATGCGCCTCTACTCTACTAAAAAGTACAAGAGTATTTCCCTTCAAATCAAGTGAAAGATTTTTGATAAAATTATTTCTTCTCTCATGAGAGATTAAATATTGTATCTCATCCTCATAAGTCTCAAACTTTTGTGGATTATGCTTGAGAACAATACATTGAATATCCAACTGTGAAAGATGTCCTTGTCGCATCAATTCATCAGTCTTTGTGACTTTATATGATGGGCCAAATAGTCCTTCAAGAACCCATTTGTGAGTTTGAGTTCCATCTAAAGTACCAGTAAAACCAAAACGATACTTAGCATGATGAAGTTTAGTCATTATTTGAACTAATGATTTGCTCTTGAATAAATGCGCTTCATCACCTATAATACATCCATAATCTTCAAAGAATGAACGATCCAGTTTATAGATTGATTGCCAAGTTGTAATTGTTACTGGATATTCATTCGTTTTTTCTCTACCAGAATAGATACGGTGGCAGTATGAATCAGCATCCCAACCATAATCAAGGAAATCCTTGTACATCTGCTCTACAAGAGATGTCGTTGGAACAACTAAAAGAATTTTTTCGCCTTTATCCACATAGTATCTTACAAGGGAATAAATCATCAGTGATTTGCCGCTGGCAGTCGGGCTTATCAATAGTTTTCTATTATGCTTTAGGGCACCATATACTCCCTCAATCTGGTATTTTCTGGGAGTATGAGCACAAATGGAATACATGTAATCCTTAACACCTTCATACGAGATCTCCCCATTAACTTCAAAAGGTGTTCCGTAAAATCTATTATCTTCAAATTTATAAGTGTATCCATATTGCTTACAGAAAGATACAATCTTATCAAGCAAACCAACATAAATTTGCTTGGATCTCATATCATACAAATGAATCTCCCCATTCCAATTTTTACCACGATACTGTGGCATAAATTTGGCATTAGGAACCTCAAACTTAAAGTGGTCTCTTAACTCATATTCGATATGGGGTTCAGTATTGACTTTTAAAAATACTTCGTTGGATTTTGATATAACAAGGTTTGCTGTAGTATCAATCACATAAATCCATGCATCTAGTAATATTTATTTACCCTAGTCCAGCGTTAAATCTCATAAACTCAATAGCATTTTTGATTTGATATGTTCTGTTCTGAATTATTTTGAGAATGCTTTCGATATAAACAAGCATTGTATCGTAATAATCAATTTTTAAACATACTGTCGATAGTTTCTCATCTGCATCAAGATACTTTTGCATAGTATCCTTATCTCTAATTTTTTTGGGAAAAGGATTTTCTACATACACATCAGGATCTGCTTTCCCCGAATAATATTCGTATCGTTCGTGTCTAATATTTCTTTTTTGCTGCTCTGCTTTTTTTCTCAAAAGAAAGATGGTGTTATAAAGTTCAAAATACTTTGCATGAAGAACTGGTATATTTAAAGATTCATTATGCAAATTATCTGGATCTATTTTAGAATCTTTTTCCCACATTTCTTGAATTTTATCAAGATCAATCGTCATAGAGGACTGCCACTCAAATCAGTTATATTGTAGATAGTATACTTGAAAATTACCTCTGCTGTAAAGTACTGAATATCAGTATCTGTTGCATCAAAGTTTAGAGTTGTTAAACTGTATGGCCAGAGGTCGCTAAATTTTATTTTAAAATTTGGTTTGAATGAACTTCCTAATATGGTCAATGTTCCATCAGAATAGATGTTCATTTCATTATTTGCAGTTACGTTTAAATAACTTTTTTGTTTTTGCAAACTGTATATTTCATCTAAACTTTCTGGATATCCTAGACCTTTGATCCAGTTATGTATTTCTAGGTAATTTTGAAGATCTTCATCGACTATAAATCTTAATGTAAAATCTTCAAACTGAATTTTATCTCCAGGAGTATCAATATCTTTCAAGTATGATGGTTGAAGTGCTACACCCAAATTCAATCCGGGAATGTTTGCTGCATTACTGAAAAATGCAACTTTTGGTGCTCTATTTAAAGTAAATTCAAAACCAGTGGGAGAAAGAAAATTCCTGTTTTGAATTTGCTTATCAAAAATATTTGATGTTGCCATTTTTTCTAATTATTTAGATAAAAAAAGAGGGTCCGAAGACCCTCTGACTAAACCTTGTGAGATTAACTCACATTAGGTTCTTAACAGCAACACGTCTGTAGTAACGGTTGGAGTTCAGTTGGAGACCGTTATCGGTAACGCCACCAGATGCAGCACCAGATTGTGCAAATGGGTTGTGAACGATACCATAACGAGTCTTGAATCCAATCTTAGGCTGGAAGCTGTTCTCGCCAACTGCACGAACCATTTGGAGAGGAACGTATGGGCAATAGAACAGACCTGCATCATAAGGTGAAGAACCCTTATAACCAACAACATAGTATTGGTTACCAGTTGATCCACCCTGAACTACGTTAGCAGCATAAGGATCGATATAAACACGATACTTACCTTGCAGAACACCAGCGAAGGTGTTACCAGTGTCATCAACGTTGAGGTTAGCGTTGAGTGCTGGGGTGTAGTCGAGAACACCAGCCATGGTCAGTGCTGAAGCAACGTCAGCAGAGCACAGGATGATGTTGCCCTTTCCTCTACGAGTGCGCTGTGCAATAGCATTAGCATCACGCTCGATTTGGAAAAGAAGACCCTTGAACTTTTCAACAGACCAACGACCGTTTGAATCGGTATCTAGGTCAAATACACCAGCAGTAGCAACGTTTTGTGATGCTCCTTGCTCAGCAACCTTATAGATGGTTCTGATGACTTCGCGGTTGATCTCAGCAAGAATCTCAGTTGAGAGAATGTTTGCGAGTTCCGCTTCAGCATTCAGACCATGGATTGCCTTAAGGTCTTGTGCAAGCTCGAGGCTGTATTCTGCTTTTAGAGCACGACTCTTAGCAGTAACAGTAACTTTCTCAATCGAGAAAGCCATCTGATTGAATTGGTCTCCACCATCTGCACCTAGATTCTCGGAATCGCCGGTTGGCATACCCTGACCAACATTATATGCAGTCGAGTTAACGCCAACTGGATTAAGAATGCTTGGATTGGTTCCAGACTGAGATGTAGTACCCATACCTGCATTGGCATCGGTAAAACCACCAGTTACATCGAAACCTGAATCTTGACCTGAGAATGAAGTATCAACTTCATCAAAGAAAGTCTCAGCGCCACTTTGATCGTTGTAGCGAGAACGCATTGCAAAAATAAGACCAGTAGGACCGGTCATTGGTTGAACGCCAGCGAGGTCATAAGCGACCAAGTTTGGCATTGAACGTCTAATTAGAGAAATTAGAACAGGATCGAAACCTGCAACAGGACCAGCTGCAACTGCACCTGTTCCGGTGTTTGAATATCCACCAGTTCCAGCTGAGTTGGTTGGTGCTTCCATTAGGTTTGATAGATTACCTACTTGGAATGCAGATTCTTCTCTTAAGAATTTTTCTTGGTTTTCTAGCAGGACTGCGGTTACCGCTTTACGATGGGCATCCTTGATTGGATCAATACCTTCATAATTTAAAAGAGGTGCCCACTTTTCCTGCAGATGTTCTGAATGAAACATTTGCGTTTACCTTTAATTAGTGTTTTTGGGGGTTTGAATTATATAAAATTCAATTATTTGCTAAATTTTGAAAGTGTATTCAGATAGTTAGCCATTGTACCGGAAATAGATTCCGATGCAATATCTACTCCTTCTGAAAGGGTTTCGGTTTTAGCGGATGGAGATGCTACTCTTGAAGGGAAATATGATTCCTTCAAAGTCTCCAATTTTTCACGATATTCTTCTTCACTTTCAAACTCAACACTTTCGGCAAGTGAAGCGAGCTTTTCTTT